ATATAGATAAATGCATTAATGAAAATCAAGAATTAGCAGATACTTTACAACAACAATTAAAGAATAATATTGATATGGAAATAGAAAAGTTAAAAGAAGGTACACATTTAAATCCAAGTGAGATATTTAATGCCCTTACGTTGGTAGATGGATTTAGCAAGGTATCAACACGTAACAGAATGGCGTTATTGCCTAAAGAATTTAATCCAACGCCTAAAGACGATGAAGGTAAGGACAAAATTAAGAAAGTTACAATAGCAAGACGAAGCGATAGGGGATAAAGATGAAAACAGAAGAAAGATATAAAAGAAGAGACGGAGCAATACATGAAGCATTTGGATTAACATATGCAAGTTGGTTAGTTTTACCAAGAACATTATTAAGAGATATGCCTACTGAATGGCAAACGCAATTTGTCAAATTATTAGATGAATACCACGATGTTGTTAGAGACAAAGCACCTGAATATAATTATGATATAAATATCCAGTTTAAAAAGAATGGAAAATTTTGTAGTATTCCTGAATACTTTAGTAATTATAAATATCCAAAGCATGAAGATTTATTGGAAAAATAAATGGAAGAAGAAATACTCCTAAGCGACCCTCAATATGATTTCCTAACCTCAACTAAAAAACATACTGGATTCGTAGCGGGATTCGGAAGCGGTAAAAGCTTTATAGGCACATTGAAATCACTTATGAAGATAATCGACAACGGAATACCAAAGACAGCTTATTATTTACCTACTTATGGAGATATTAGAGATATTGCATTCGATACCTTTCCAACCGTTGCGGATATGCTAGGATACAAATACAAACTAAATAAAACAGACAAAGAATTTATACTATTTGATGATAACGGAAAAGAGATAGGACGGACACTATTTAGAAATATGAGTGAGCCCGAAAGTATTGTAGGTTATCAAGTGGGATACACTCTAATAGATGAAACAGACATTTTATCTATGGAAAAGATGGATAAAGCGTTTAAAAAGATATTAGGACGTAATAGATTAGTAGTTCCAGTATTAGACGAAGAATTATTAGAGCAATACAATAAAACATTAATCGCACCTGACGGAACATATTATCACAAAGCTAAATGTGTTTTATGTTGGATAAATGATATTGATGTAGCGGGAACACCCGAGGGCTTTAAATGGTTTTATACTAGATTTAAAAAGAACTTTAGAAAAGATACCGACCTCTTAATACAAGCAAGTACATATTCAAATATGGCAAACTTACCCGAAGATTTTATCGAGACAATGAAAGGCGAATACCCGCCCGAACTATTTGAAGCTTATGTTAACGGAGAATTTACCAACTTAACAAGCGGTGTTGTATATTCTTACTTTGATAGAAAGAAACATCATACAGACAGAGAAGTAGAAGAATACGACATATTACATATCGGTCAAGATTTTAATATAGGCGGCTGTTGTGGCACAGTTCATGTAATAGATAAAGGTATTCCGAAAAGAGTTGATGAATATTCCGTACATGATACACAAGGGATAATTAATTACTTACAAAAGAGATACCCGACACATGAAATTATAATATACCCTGATGCTTCGGGAGACGCAAGTAAAACAAATAGTAGCAGTTCGGATATTGCTATGCTTAGGACAGCGGGATATAAGATTGACGCACCATTAAAGAATCCAAACGTACAAGATAGGGTTAATAGTGTTAATACGTTGTTTTATAAGAATAATTATTTTATTAATACTCATAAATGTCCTAACGGTACTTCCGCACTTGAACAACAAGCCTACGATATTAATGGAGAGCCTGAGAAGTTCAAAGGTGCGGCAACTGTTGACGACTGGAATGATAGTGACGGTTACTTCATTAATCGTAAGTTTGGGCTTACTAAAGCTAGAACGGTTGTTACTAACTTTAATATGCGTTAAGCCTTTCTCGCGTATCCGTATTGAATCAAAGAATTAAAACACCTAGCCTCTTCTTTGTTTATAACGTTTTCATTAGGATTTATATATATACTATCAGAGGTGCTAATCTCGTCATAAAGTTCATATGTTTTGCTTAACTCGTCTTTTATAGCCTTGTCTAAGACCCTAATATTTCTATCGTGAGTCCTAATATTTAACATTGTTTTTTCCATTTTCTTATTGTTCTTTTTTAGTTGATGATATGTCATTTAACTAACCCCTTAGACTGCATTACTTGTGTTAATTCTTCCATAACATAAACCAAGTTATCGTCACTCAATTCATCGAAGCTCAATAACACCGTGCCGTCTGCTTTGATATTAGTGTCGACTAATGCCGCAGTTATTACAGCTTTAGACCCGACAGTAATACTTTTACCGTCTATAGTATTTAAATAATCAGTTTCTATTGATACCTTCTCAACAAGCATACATTCACTTAAATTAATCCCGTTTCCAGTTGTGATTTTATCGTTAGTTATTGTTAGTTGCATTTATTTCCTTTGAATACGCTATTGCTATTGCCGCGTCTTTATCATTTGATTGCATTGTTAATTTATTACTATTTACTAAAAGTAACGGGTCAAAGTTACACATTATCCCACAACCTATAACACTAAGAATCATTTCATTATTTGTATCGCCTACTGTTAATCTTATATTTCCATTTGAAAACGTGCTAGTAATTATAATGTCTTGTTCCAGCTCTATTGTTGGGTTATCATAAGACAATTCGATAGGTTTTAATACATCTTCATAATCTTTCATATTAATTCTCCAATCCGAAATCTTTAGCCAATAAAACTAATCCGCTTTCTTTGCCCTTGCCGTTATCCCTAACATACTCAATGCCGTTTACTGTTACGACTTGCTCTTTGACTATTAATTCAATCACGGGGTCGCCCCATAAAATAGTAGTGCCTACTTCTGCTGTTGTTAATTGTGTTAATGTTGGTTTCATTTTATTTATCCTTTACAAGTGATACAAATATTGTATATTCATTATAATTAATAGTGTTTGCTATTGCCTTACCATTTTGTAATGCTTCTAAATCTTCTTTTGTTATAATAATTTCTACACTACCATAACAATGCCCAAAATCATCAAACGATTTATCAGTATTGTCGATTATTATATTTTCTTCACTATCCATTACTTATCCTCTGATTCAAATTTGTCTATTTCCTCATACAATGATTGAGGTATTTCTTGCCAACTAATACCGTTGTAATTTTCAATACCCCAATAGTATTTATCATCATCTTTTTTCAACTCCAACCCGCCGTAATAGTTTCCAATGCCGCCGCAACTAATATGTAGTTCTTCTTCTTCCATATCTTACCCCTTCATTTCTTTTAATTATACCAAAACCAAGCCCCAACGAATCAAATTTAAGCGAAAAGATTAAAAGAATTTAGTATGTGTAACTTATCGTAACAAAATTATGATATAATACAATCAAAAAAGGTTTTATATGGCTATTTTTAATACGGTTTTAGTAGAAACATATAAATACCTAGTTAAAAAAAATATATTAGTCGGTGTTCCTAACCTTTTAGATATTGCAAGAGGTAAGATATTCGGAGCTAGACAAGCACAAATAGAAGGATACGTCGAAGGTTTACCCGTTGGGCTTCGTGACGTTTCAGAATTAGGGGTCAATACAATCCCTATACCGCCGATTAGCGGGACTTCTATGTCCTTTGTATCATCTGATATTAACGACACTATTTTAGGAAGTGGAGCGAGAAAAGTAAGAATAGAATATATCGAGCCAGTAACAGAACTTTTAAAAAGTGTTGAATATGAAACTAACGGAACTACTCCAGTATTAATCACGGAATCAATAGGATTCGTTAGTGACTTCTTTGTTTCAGACGACGCGACATTTGACGGAGTAGCGGCGGGAGATATTACAATCTACGACACGGCTACTCCCGTAACAGTCTATTGTGTAATTAAAGCGGGTGGGAATAAGTCACTTCAATTATATAGATATATTCCAAAGGGTAGCCATTTTTATTTATCGTCTATGACAGTATCAGGAGATACAAAAGGAATCACAGTTAGATTACGTTCAAATCTATCGGATAACCTTACTAGAGTGAATTGTTTTATCTTTAGACATGTGACGATTATGAATGATGCGCCAACGGATATACATTTCGTGCCACCAATGGTTATGACTCAACAAACATATATGAAAGTAACTGCATTTACGCCGAGTGGTAAAAGTGGCGGTAAAATATCAATAGGTATTAACGGGTGGCTAGAAGCCGCAGACGCAAGATATAATAATATTCAATAGGATACTAAAATGAGTACACCAAACTACGAGAGTCCACAATACATAGCACATAAGAATCAAGTAAGTTTAGTTAATAACTTCTATTGCGGTGTTGATACAGCTAAACAATATCTTAGTCAATTCCCGCGTGAAGAAACAACAAAATTTCAAGAGAGACAATCACGGGCTACACTTGATAATAATGTGCTTAAGACTACGGAAACGGTCGCAAATATTATATTTAGAAAAGATTTAGACCTTAAAGGAATCACAAACGCTACTGTTAAAACGTGGACGGATAAAATAGACTTCAAACAAGACTTAAATAGTTTTAGTAAAGAAGTACTTAAAAACAGAATCAGAGACGGGATTACATTTGTATTAGTAGATAGCCCCTCATTTGATGAAGAAATAGTCACAAGCCAATTAGTAGCCCAAGAACAAAACATTAGACCTTACTTTGTTAATATACTTAGAAAAAATGTTATTAACTGGAAGATGAATAAATTTAATGAGTATGAGAGATTCACTATTAAAGAATTTTACACTCATACCGTAGATAAATACACAGAGGAAGAAAGAGAACAAATTAAAGTATGGTTTGATGATGGAACGGTCGAAGTATGGAGAGACGACGAATTATTTCAATCCTTCAATACGGGAATTAATAGAGTACCATTTGTTCAGATAGGAAACGATTTAATTCCGCCACTATATGACCAAGCTAAAATCAATAATGTACACTTTGATATGAATAGCCAATATGATAACTATGTAGAAGTTGGAGCGGCACCGTTCTTAGCTGTATACGCATTTCAAGAACAACAAGGAGCGGCGAAAACATTAGGGATTAACGACGGACTATCATTTAGTGATAAAACTCAAGGCGGTGTTGAATGGATTGAAATGTCGGGGGATAATGCTAAGATTATCGCTGACAGAATCGCACAGCATGAATTATCTATGTTGTCAATCGCTATTACCTTTGCAACTTCATCAAACGTCAAAACGGCTACACAAGTCGAGACAGAGAAGACCGAAGACGAATCAAAGTTAGTTAATTATGCCGTAGAGTTAGAAGACGGGATTAATAAAGCGTTGGAAATGTTACAATTATATGAGACTGTATCTCTAGGTAAAAACATTATAGTAGTTAATAAAGATTTTAATGCTAATGTTATTACACCCGAACAAGCTAACAGTTATTTATCATTATATACTCAAGGTGTTATTAGTTTAGAGAGATTATGGGACTTATTAGAAAAAGGCGAGTATTTGCCTATCATGGAAGAAAAAGACCGAACTACTGAAAAGGTATTAATAAACGATAACACAGAGGTAGAATAATGGCTTATCGCGATATATCAGATATTCTTTTAAGTGAAGGAACATTATTCGAGCTATACGCTAGTAAAGGCTACGACCAAACACTAGCGGCATTAAGAATCGCAGAAGATAAAATCAACGCTAGAATATTGGCTATTGGTGGCGATACGTGGACTAAAAGAAAACTTAACGAGATTAAAGCATTAATTCAAAAGGAAATATCTGCAAGTTACGGCGGACTCTTTGAAGATATGCAAAACGAATCCGTATCAACTGCAACAATAACAGCGGGAGCAATAGCGGGAAATGTTAATCAAAAATTACCTACAAGTGCTATCAATGATATTATATCAAGTAACAGAGAAATACAATTAGGAATGATTGATAATAAAGTACCTCAAATGTACACATTTAAAGAGATATTCAACTTACAAGAAGACGAGCATATAAGAGCTATGAAGCGTGTAATATCTGCGGGAGTAGCGCAAGGATTAGTCGCTAATACAATCGTGCGTAATATGGGTATAGCTAACCGTAAAGAAACTAAGAAGTTAGAACGTAACATCTTTACTGTAATAGCCGATTCAAGACAAAGAGGTAACGCAGAAGCTTACAAAGAGTTAGAGAGGTTAGGCGTTAATAGCTACTATGAACATTTAAGCGTTTTGGATAGCAAAACAAGCGTCCATATTTGCGTACCTCGTGACGGAAGACGTTACTATCAAAAGTGGGAAAACATAGGGCAACAAAATATCCCGCCTTTACACATGAATTGCAGAAGTTTATTAAGTCTAAGAACTGGAAGCGATTTAAGTGATACAAGACCAAGCCAATTTGGAGAGATTAAAGACTTAACCTACAAAGAGTGGTTTCCTAAACAGCCCGATTGGTTTCAAAAGCAAGTGTTAGGCAAAAAGAAATTTGATTTATTTAAGAACGGACAATTTAAGATAAATGGACTCCCTGATATAGGGAATAAGAAATTAAATATAAATGACATTAAATCAAGCCTAGATAGATACTCACAAGGAGACTGATTTATATTTAAATTTAAATCCTTTAGAGGTTTTTCTTTTACCTAAACAGCATTCACTTACATAAGCACCAGTTTGTCTTATGGCTTCACTTACTGAGTGAAATTCGTTTACAAATTGACCTTTTTTAGTATATTGAACAACTGCTACATTTTGCTTATTATTAATTCCATTTATTTTATCACTACTAATCTTATCTAGGTTATCTCTAAAAGTAACAAGTCTTATATTAGTAGGGCTATAACTTTTATAATCGTCTAATCTATCAACACTAGGAACTAAATATTTATCATAATCGCTATTTACCCAATTATTAAATAGTTCTTTAAAGTTTGATTGAGATTTAACCCACTCTTTAAGCCAGTCTAAGCTATACGTAGGCATTTCGTGTTTTCTTTCTTTGCAATTACGTCTTTGATTGAAATATATTGTATATATTAATCCATCATGTGTTTTTCTATGTGCTTTTCTTTTTTCTTTTTCACAATCTTTACATCTATTAGACACATTTAGTCTACATTCTAAATTTCTGTAGTATTCAGATAAAGCCTTTGAGGTGTCGCAAGTATTGCAAATTTTAGTTTCCATGATAATAACCTTTATGAGATATAAAGGTTTGAGTGTATAATTTCAACACTCGTTGAGCCTTGCCTTATTAAAGGTCTTACGATATTATATCACAACTTTCTTAAAGTCCTTAGATGTTGATATGATTAAGAATTCTTTGGATAGGTACTCGAGAGGGGACTAATCCCAACAACTTAAACATTCTTGTGCATCTAAAGCACCATCATTTAAATCTATTTCACTAATTCCCATACTCTCAATATGAGTTTCTACTTCGAATTCTGCGGTTTCTATACTTACCCCAAGATTAATCATATAACTTGTAAAATCATTTCTATAGCTAACAAAAGCGTCCTCAAATTCTTGTGCTATTTCGTCTAAGATATTTTGTTCGCAAGACCTACAAATATCCCATTTTTTACTAACTTTGTATTTAACAGTGTCTAAATCTTCTTCAAAATAATTAGGACAAGAAAGCTTCATAAACTCTCTTAATGGCTTTATATTTTTACATATTTGACAAGTTTGTTTCGCACCTATTTTAAATAACTGCTTTGCATATTTTCTCTTCATTCTCTACTCCTTTTATTTAAAACTATAACACAATCCAACAACAAAACCCCAAATTAACACAAAAAACATGATAAAGTTTTAATGTGTGTAACAAATCGTAACAAAATATGATATAATAGGCT